ATGTACCCGCACTGCACCAAGCAGAGGGGGTTGCACCAGGTGGCACTGATTGAGAAACGGGGCAAGAAATGGCGCGCACTCGTGCGCATCAAAGGGCATCCTACCGCCTCGAAGACGTTCAACGGGAGGAAGGCAGCGGACGACTGGGCGCGCCTCACGGAAGACGCCATCAGGGGCGGTACGCTACCGCCGCAGGAGAGCATGACGCTCTCGGCGCTGATCGACCGATACGTGAAAGAGATGGGGAAGTTCCGGCCGATATCAGCGACGAAGCGCGGCAACCTCAAGCGCTGGGAGGAATCGCTCGGCGACCGCGAGGTGAGCACTCTCACCGGCCAGGACATCCTCACCCACATTGGCCAGCGCAAGGCGGGGCCGGCCACCATGACCATGGAGCTCGGATTCTTGGGCGAGGTGCTGGCAGCGGGCCGATCGCTTTGGAACATGACGATTCCCGACGTGGTCGCAGCCGCGCGCCCTGTGCTGCGCCGCGCCGGTGCCATCGCGAAGCCTGTGGAGCGCAATCGGCGGCCGACGGCAAAGGAGCTGGACGAGCTGGCTGCGTTCTTCCGTTTCAACCTGGGGTCCATCCCGATGCGGGATCTGATCCCCTTCGCAATCGATTCGGCGATGCGCATGGGCGAGATTGTCGCCCTACGCTGGGAGGACTACCGGCCAGGCGACAAACCCACAATCCTGATCCGCGACCGCAAGGACCCGCTGGAGAAGCGCGGCAATAACCAGCGGGTGCCGCTGCTGGGGCGCACCGTCGAAATCATCGAACGCCAAGAGAGGGCAGGCCCGCTGATCTTCCCCTACAAGCCAGACAGCATTGGTGCCGCCTTCCGGCGCGCCTGCGTGCGCCTGCAAGTCAAAGACTTGCACTTTCACGACCTGCGGCACGAAGGCGCGTCACGGCTGTTCGAGAGCGGCTACAGCATCCCCGAGGTGGCCATTGTCACAGGGCACCGCGACTGGAAGTCGCTCAAGCGATACACGAACCTGCTGCCAGAGTCGCTTCACCGGCCAAAGCCGCCAGGTAAAACCGAGGAAAGTGAACAAGCGGAGCGTAGCGATGCGTCCGAGCGCAAATTGTGAGAGATGGACTACTTCGACCAGTTGCGTGCGAACTGCGCTACCACCTCGAAGGCTTGAGCGATCGGATATGTCCCAGCTCAGGTACAGACGCGCTGCCTGGGATGGGGAGGTACACGTTGGCCTCGCCAGATTGGTTTCACCGAACCCGTGCGAGTACGTCCGCACGTCCTGGACCGTTAGCCAAGACATACCATTCGCCCCTATCAATGGTCTCGCCGAAGCCGGGTTTTGCCAGTTCATACCGGAAGGCACATCCGGCAGCTTCAGGCCTTCTGGAGCAATGACGCTGGGCTCTTTGGAGCGCTGCAGCGCAGCACGGTGGGCGGATCGGGAGGCATGTCGCACATCCTACCGCCAGCTGTCGCAGGAACTGCGACTGGGCGTCGGCCTGGCGCTGCTCAGACGCCTTCGGTTGAGTCATCAACGGCTTTCGTCGGGCAGAGTTTGATCGACAGCGTCAATATGACTGAAGTGAGCCGTCAGCGGCAGGCAAGCGCCTGGAACGATGACCGTTGCGCATATCCAGTCCGCATCGAATGGAGTAGGAAAGTGCACTTCGTCACACCGCGAACGCGCTCATTTGACGCGCCCGCACCTGAGCGCACACACTGAATGCAGGAACAATGATGTTCCGTGGAAACGCAAGGAAGTTCACAATGATTAAGTATGTAGTGGGTCCGGCACTAGTAGTGGGGCTCGCTTTCTCGTCCTCAGCTTACGCTGGAGTCGCAATTTGCAATGATTGCAACCTTGGACAGAAGCAAACGAAGTCTCGCGAGTTAGGGGTTGGAGATCACCATCTCTGGGATTTCAATCGTCGAACCGCATATCACATGATCGTCTCTGTCAACGGCGGGGGCAGCCCACCAAGTCCGATGTCTATGCCTGCGGCAGACTATGTTCGGCTCACATCAGACTCCCGAATGACGACACTTACCGGAGGGCAGCTGATCGTGAAGGAAGTAGCCCTGACTGCTGCCGAACAGCAGGGCGTCGCCGCGGGCCTTGCTGTTTACGACGCAAATGGTGGATCGCCATACGTCGTAAGCACCTTGCCAGCGAGTATAAATATCGCTGCGGCTGCGGCAGCAAAGAAGGTAACAGCTAAGATTAGTCCACAAGCCGAAGCAACACGCCCCATGACCGCGATGGATGCCGTCACAACTCCGGTTTATCGGGAGACCGCGACGCGGGCAGCTTTGGGCATGGATAACCTTGGACCTTTTTGGTACTTGAACGAACAGCTCCGAGTCGCAGTTTCCAACTTGACAAGCGTTATTAATATCGGCGCCATACGAAGCCCGTTTGTGGTTACTAACATAATACAGTTCCCTGACGGCTCTTACTTTAAGGTCGAATGGAATTGGAGCCTTAAGGATTATTCATATGTGAAGGGCAGCGCTAAGGATGCTGCAGGTAACTTCATCCCTGAAACGAAGGCCGACGTTACCGGGACCGACGCCGAACGCATTTATGTCTATCCCAACTATCAAACATCTTTCGATGCCGGCGAGCGCATGATCGAGCACATCAGCAACCTGGGCGTTAGGTGGCAGGGAAACACAACGAGGCCAGTAGACCGCAGTTTCCATTTAGCATGCACGAGCACCCCGACTGGGGCAGTGTGTCAGATCGTTGCGATGTAAATATATGAACACTCAGATACAAACTAGTAACGCCTTTGCGATCCGCTCCTTTCTAACCCTCACTGGCGGCGTGGTTCTCTTACAAGTAGGCAACCTAATAGGTAAAGGTTCCTCGTATCAGTTAAATTGGTACTACCTTGCACTATGCGTTCTTTATGCATTGGTTCCGATAGCCATCCTTCGAGCTATCCAGCGCCACCCCAGTTTTTCTAGGCGGGGCTACTCGATAATTCTTAGCACTTTAGCGCTCTTAGCAGTTGCTGGTGGGATAGCCCTTTCACTGGTCCCCCTGCCTGGCCCCTAGTGCTTGGCTAGCACGGAAGGACCCTTTGCGGCTGTACCGACTCAGGCTCATGCCTGGGTCGGTTCTATCCAGGCAGCCAGCTCAGCGGCAATGTTGCCAGCCCCACCCTCCCCGCTGGCGCGAAAGGCATCGTCCATCGCCTCCAGGATCTTGGGCCGCTTCACGTCGTTCTCGCGCAACCACAGCTTCGCGAATTCCTCCAGCGACATGGTGGCGCCGTAGTGGCGTACGAGCTTGCGGTAATCGCCTAAATCTCGGCGGAATAGCACACGGAGGCCCTCCAGCAGTCGCGGCCGGCGTCTTCAAGGCCATGCCAAGCCAAGATCTCATCGAGCCGCCGGGAGACGAATTGGGCATCCTCGCCAGTGACGGCGCCGTCCTCAATGATGTCGGCCATGCCGGCGAAGGCCTGCCAGAAGTGACAACGGTCGGGGCTGCTCTTCAGCAGCGGCTGCACCGCGGCATCGAGGTGTTCCAGATGGGTTCGAAGTTCGGCTCTATCCATGCGGCCAGTATCGGCCGGGCCGTCTCACTGCTTGAGACGCATCGCCGCGAATTACACATTTGCACATTGCACCAAGCTATTTGCGGCTGCCCCTAAAACAAAGTCGCACCAGAATCGTTCCAGGACTTGATGATCAGCTCGCCAAAATGCTTGTCTCGACCGGACGCACCTCCGATCGAATAGCTCAACTGAAGGGGAACAGTTTCGAACTCTGCAAATATGCTCCGCATAGCCGGGTGATCATTTAACGAGACGATGAATTTGCCGCTACTATCGCGCATGAGCGCGGCCATCCGTTCGTACTCCGAAAATGGGAACTCAACACCGTAGCCTTCGGTCTGCCAATACGGGGGATCAAGGTAAAACAGCGTCTCAGGGCGATCGTAGCGCGCGATGCATTCGTACCAGGGCAGTCGTTCGATGACGACATTGGCGAGGCGCAGATGCACAGCGCTCAGCTCTTCCTCTATACGCAGTAGGTTCAGTCGCGGCCCTGCACCGCTCGCCACGACACCAAATGTCTGACCCTCTACCTTCCCGCCGAAGGCTAGCTTCTGCAAGTAGTAAAACCGGGCAGCCCGCTGGATGTCCGTCAGGGTCTCAGGGCGCTCCATCTGCGCCCACTCAAACATCTCACGCGACACAAGCGACCACCGAAACATGCGAACGAACTCGTCAAGATGGTGCCGCACACAGCGGTACAGACAGACGAGGTCGCTGTTGATGTCATTGAGGACCTCTAGCGGCGCAGGCCGTGGTCGCATTAGCAGTGCGGCTGCACCGCCGGCGAAGGCCTCCACATAGGTCTGGTGCGCGGGGAAATGAGGATAGAGGTGCTTGATCAAGCGGCGCTTGCCGCCCGGCCAGGGAATCATGGGTCGGGTCATTGGGTTCTCAGCTTTTGCGATGTCGGTAGCCGACACTGCGGCCGCTCTCGCGAGGGCGCAGGGTCTAGGCCAATGCCAGGTGGAGAGAACACCTGTGTTGCGGCGCTGGGCGTGCAGTAACAGCTGCACGTCCGGCGCCCTGTTTTAGGCCTCTGCCAATCGCTTGGCGGGAGCCAGACTTGCGGAAATGGCGGCGTTCGTCGCAGCCTTGATCAGTGCGTGTAGCTTCCAGCCTTGCAGCTTTTGTGACGCAGATGCGCCGGGATATCGGATCACGTAAACCAGCGCGAGTGAATCAGCATCGACGCAGCCAACACACCCAGGGTAGCGCCTCGATCCTCAGTCTGGAAGGTCACGTAGCCGGTATCGTTGATCGGATTTTTGTGCTGTGCTGGGCAAACGCCTGGAAATTTCTTCTGCGCAGGCGCAGTGCCATCGGGCGCTGTTGCAGAGCTCCTCTCGCATCGTCGGCAAAGCCATACGAATTGCCGGGCTCCTTGCCTCAGAGGATTGAGCCCTTCTGAAGGATGCGATTGTGGTACAGCGTGCTGCCGCCCGCGAGTTTGCCGTTGAGCGAGTGCCCGAACACTGACATAGGCGCATCCGCATAGTAGAGCGCACCTCCGAGCGTGGCAGCCATCGCTGCAGCTGGCCTCGCATCCAAATTGTAAAGACAGATCGACTTGAGCATGCCCCGCTGCTGCAAGGCTCGCATGTACCGCAGCGTTTCGCGCAGCGCATAGAACTGCTCGAACGGGGCGTAATTGAAGTTGCTTCCATAGGACGCATACACCTCCGCTGGCTTCCAACCCTTCGCAATGAATGATTGGTAGATCGCTCGCGTGGTGCTGTCGAGGATCGCCGGTAACGGCATCGCCGAGCTGCCCAGGTCCGCGTAGACGAACTGGCTGGGCTCGATGCAGGTGCCGCCGATCGACGCATACCCAAGTTCGGTGGCGGAGATCTTCTTCATCTTGGGCACCCACGCCGTCCGCACGCCAGCGTAGGTATCGTCGAAATGAAACGTCCCGCCCCAACGCACACCATCGCGCACGAACGTTAGCTGCAACCGGTGCGCCCTGAGGGGCATCAGGTTGCTGTTGGTGTTGTATCCGCCGATGACGAAATCCGCATTGGAGGGGATCGCGGGCCGCTGCGCGGCAGGAATCGAGTACTGGGCCGACACACCGTCATAGACGATGGTCAGCAGGCCGGTGCCGATGTTGAGCGACGCTACCAGCGTGTGCGCACTGGTGTTGAGCGCACCCAGGTCGGCGAAGTACTGGTTGCCATCTGGGCCGACGCCGAGCTTCAGAGTCGAGCCATCGGCCATGATCTCCACTGCACCACCGAGCCGTAGCACGCGCGCATAGTTGCCCGCGGGCGTGGCCGTGACCTGGAAATCGACCTCAAGCCGCCACTCGGTCTGCGTGCCACCGCTGAAGGTCGGTGTCTTGAACTGCCCATAGCCCGCAGTTGCCGTGCCGTCGCATAGCAGATAGGTCGAGCTTCCTGTCGGCGGATAGTGGGCGCCAGAAGTACCGGGATAGGTCACACCAGGCGCCACGGCCACCACCGCATTACCGGTCATGCCGGGCAGCCCGTAGGGATCGTACCCGCGGCCGTAACCTGGCTGCGGGCTTGCCTGAGCGATGAATCCGGCCTGCTTCGGCACGTAGTGCGCTCCCTGCCAAAAGCCCACCGTGTTCTTGATGCCGGCGCTTGCGTCGATCGGCGTGCGGGTCTCGTGGGCCTTGCCCTGCCCGCTGGATCCACTCAGCTTGCGCTGGTTGCCGTCCGAGGTGCTGTAGGTGTAATCCATATCCTCACCTGCTGCGAGTCCCGCGACGACGCTTTCGGCGCTTCCGGTGACGCCGGACGTCAACCGGAAGTACCACTCGATTCCAACCTCGTCGATATTCGGCTGCGTCCAGATGGCATCGACGCGGAAGTCCGTGCCCACACCGTACTCGGTGTAGTTCGCAGCGTAGGCAATGCGGCACTCAGGGAAAGCGGCGCGCACATCTGCTGCAATCTGAGCGCAGGCCGCTACCCACATTGCCCATTGCGCGTCCGGCGCTGACTTCTCGATTGCACTGAACTCCGAAGCCAGGTACCACCAAGCCGGCGTGATGCCGTTTGCGAGAAACAGCGCGATGTAGTGCGCATGCATGGCCTTGTAGCTATCTAGCCACGCCGAGAACAGCGAGGTGCTCGCCCAGTGGAAAAAGCCGCGCCAAACGAGGGACTGGGATTCGGCCAGACCGCTGCCGCTGACCCGCCCGAGCACGATCGGGACAAAGCCCACTTCGTAGCCGCGATCCAGCAGATGTTTCATGCCCCTCACCTGCGCACCGTCGTCCTGCGTGCCGCCGGCAGATCCTTGCAGCTGCAGTGCGCCGGCGGCGGCCACTCCACTAACGCTCCATTGCGTCGGATTGGATAGCTTGCTGGCAATATCAGCGTTAATCGCAGGCTGTACGATGCCGGGGTTTGCGCCATCAAGGCTGCTGCAAACTGAGAACCACTGCGTCCAGACGCAGACGGTGCGCACGCCGGTCAGTCGAGCCAAGTTGTCGCGCACGGTGAAATGAAAATTGGCCTTGGCGTTGGCCAACGTCACGTTATTGATGATCTCGTCCATCACGGTGTTGAAGCCGCGCCCAGCTGTATCCACTTGGGGCACCGTATCCAGATCGAACTCGTTGAATGGCGTCAGCATGACCGCATCGGCATGCCCAACCGCCGAGCCGATTTCTGCATGCACAGCCGTCCCGTCGATGGCATCGCGGCTCGGGTAGCGCCCGACCTCTTCCCCAATCAGGCCAGACTTTCGGTACAGCCCCAGATAGCTGCCAGAGTCCACGGTAACGAAGAACAGCTGCCCGTCGCCGACCGCAGCGATGCCCTCGGCGACCGATTCGAAGATCGCAATGCCACCGCTTCCGCTTCCGGCCAAAATGGCACTGAGCGATGGCACCGTGATCGTGCTTCCATCTGCAACGATGATCGATACGGTGGGCTGATCGGTCGTGAAGAACTCGACCTGCTCGCCGGTGAAGATATTGTATTTCTGCACTAGCGCAACGAGCTTGTTTGCGAGCTCCGCATTGCTGAGATAGCCAGGGTCAGCCATATTTTTTCCTTAGCGAGCGCCGCGAATACGGCCGTTGATGTTGGTTAGGCTGATCGTCTGCCCGTTGATCTGTCGAATGACAAAACGAAAATTGTTGGTGACCGCGGTCCAGTCGTCCAAATACATAAAAGCCATCGACGCGTTGGTGAACTTGAAGATCGCGTAATCGCGGCTGGTGATATTCCACCACTCCGCAGGGTTGTTCGGATTCTGGCGCTGCAGCGTAACCGTGCAGCTGGTAGCGTCCTGCCCGTCGCCGGTCTTCAACTGCAGGGCCAGCACTAACTCAGGCCGATGCGACTGCGTGGCGTTAAGCGGCGGGTCCAGCGTGAACACCGGGCTGATACCGCCGTTGCTGATCGAACCGGTCCAGCTCACAGCGGTCGAGGTTTCAAAGGAACCGGTGATGCTGCGCGCAGACACATCACCACGCACTTCTACGTCACCGCCGAACTGCGCGGTGCCGTCTTTGCCAATACGCCAACCACGATATATGCCATTGGCACCATCCCACTGGTAGTTGAGAGACTTGATTTCCTCGCCGATTTTCGCGTTTGTGATCGTGCCGTCGCGAATCATTGCGGCGTTGAAGTAAGCCACCCCGCCGACGATCTCGAACGGGTAGAAGTACTGCCCGTTTACCGTCTGATTCAGCAGCACCAGGCGATCGGCCAGCATCACGATCTCGCTCTGCGCCACCCCGCCACTGCCATCCACGCCCACGCCGATGCCGGCCAAATATGGCCTGCCATCGATCGTTGTCTGCACCTTGACGTTGTAATAGGCCGAGAGCGTGCCGTTGATGTTCGTGACCGCCTCGGAGGTCTGCTGCACGGTGGCGCGTAGGTCACCCGTGGCCGCTGCCACCTGCTCCCGGACCAGCGCGGCCGCGCCCTCCTCGGTCACTGAGGTTTCCTGCAGCGCAGAGATGTACGCCCGGTTTTGCACCTCCCGGCCGTTGATATGGGCGATGTTGATTTCCTGCTGGATGATCGACTCGGCTTGCTCATCCACTTGCTCGATCGTCTCGACCAGGCGCTGCTCATTGATGGTCAGCTTCTGCACAACCTGCACCAACTCCTGGCCAAGGTTGTTCGTCAGCGCCTTCTGCACCGTGAGCATGGTGTTGGACAGATTGCCGCTGGTGTTCATTGCACGAATAGCAAACGTCCAGCTGCCTGCCTCCGGCAGGGTCGATTCAAACGCCGATGCGTGGTAACCATCGTTGTCACCCAGCGGCGTCATCGCGGACCAATTCGGGTTGGCTACGCTGCCGGCGATGTAGCGGATTTGCACACCCGTGTAATCAGGCGAGCGGATCGTGTTTGCATTGAAGGCCCACGAATATCGGCGAATGCCTCCGGATAGCTCGTCGATGGTGAGTGTATCCACGTTGATCGGCGCAGAGCCGGCACCGGTGGTTGTGTACGTGCCGCTAACGGAAACTCCCGGGAAGCCGTCAGGATTCATCGGCCTAACCAGGATTGGATACGTCCCAGCACCAGGGATGCGCCACCGCGCTGTGCGTGTGATCGTGTCTGCAACCAGCTCGAGCTCTGAGTTTCCGTCAAGGTCGGACATGACGATTGTGCGACCGACTGGCCCCGTGATGTCGAAGGTTGCAACCAGTTCGGTGTACACCGTGTCGCCCTGCACCACCTGCGACTCGCTGATTTTGAGGTTGCTCGCGATCGGTCGAGTAGTTAGGAGCGATTGATTCGGGGGTGGAATGTACTGCCCTGTCTTGACGTAGACCCAGAACTCCGGCGGCTCGGCTACCACCGATACGCTAGCCCCCCGAAGGTCGCTCTCCGGCTGGATCCCGACAACCCGAACGCGGTAGCCAGGCGTCTGTTTGAAGTCGTAGATCCAGATGGTGTCATGCGCTGGATTGAACGCATCATCGCCCGGCAACGCAGCGTCGTTAGGCCAAACTTCCTTCAACGTGAGAGTGTTGGACAGACCACCGAAAAGCCTCACTCCAAATACGCGGTAGACTTGCTCGCCAGGAATCCGCAGACCGATGAATGCATTGTCAGCGGGGGGCGCAGGCACTGCCTCGTCCAGTGTTAGCGTCACGATGCCACCCAAGTTCACCGCAGCCTGCACGCGACCACCGTACCCCCACTGGGTCATGTCGTGCTGCAGAGCGAGCGGTGTGAGCCGACGGTAACTAAGGTGCTCCAAGTCGGTGCTGTAGCTAATGTCCTTGTACTGATACAGCGACTGCGCTAGGTGATAGCGCGCCATCTCAGCCGCATGCGCCTCGCTGGTAATGCCCTCGCCAGTCAATTTTGCCGGGTTGAGCATTGTGACCACGCCCGGCGCGGCGACCCGAAGCGTCTTGGTTTCCCAGGTTGTGCTGTCGTAATAGCTGTACTCAACGCCGTCTGCAGCCTCAGCCAAGGTGTAGTCCACCTGGAACTGGCCTTTCTTGATCGTGGACATATTGACAACGCCACCCAGGGGCTGCTCATCGGCTGCCCACACGACGGACAACTTTCCACCCGCCCACGTAACTTGACCCATCCCAGCCAGGGCCAGCGCATTTAGCATCTCGTCGTGGCTGCGAGGGTCCTTGATGCAATAGTTGTAGGTGTAGCCGTTGGCCGCGCAGTGAAGGGTAAACGCCTGAAGCGCTGGCACATCGATCATGTCGTCGCTTAGACCAATACCGGCGATGCGCTTGCCACTCGGATCGGTCAAGCCTCTGGCAAGGCGCAGGATCTGTGCGCCTGGGTTTGAGGTTTCCTGCTGCACCCAGGCGGATCCGGTCCACACATCGGTCGCCTTGGTATGGACGACGCAACGAATTTCGTCCGGCGCGCCGTTGAGCTGACCTGTAGCCTTCATTCGAATGCCGATGCGCGGAATACCTGGGTACAGCGTATCGTCGGCCTGGACGCTGCTTAGCGTGGTCCACTGAAAATCGTTGCGCTGGGTGTTTGAGCCCGAGTAGTTACCCTGTCCCAAGATCCGGGCGCGCACATCGTACTGCCCACGTGCAACATCCTGCGCCAGCGTAGCGCGCCTTGTCGTAGCAAGATCTTTGCTCTGGAAGGTCCGCGTCATCAGCGAGGTCCACCGCGATGTGCCCGCCGGGCAGTACTGGACTTCGACAGTTTCACCCACTTGATACGGCTTGCCAGAGGTGCCGACGCCACCCAGGATGTACTCAAGGTTGACCTGGATGCGCACGGTGTCGGCGCTGGTGGTGCGCGTCACCCATGCGGTGGTGTTCGACAGCACGCCACCGTCCACTGTGTCTACGTTGCTGTAGAGCGGGATGGTCTGCTCCGGCATGCCGGAGAAGCCGCTGAACCATGTGGCAACCCCCTCGTAAGACGAAAGCAGCGCATCACCCAGATAAAGCGCCTCGACACTGGACGCGTTGATGCCAGGCGTGAGCACGAGCCCCACGTACTGGTCGTTACCTTCGTACCAGGTATAAGCGTTGGTGAGCACATCCGGCGTAACACGCACCGTGCCGAAGTTGAGCGACAGCGGTTGGTACTGGCGAGGCTGGTTTCGGGCAGAGCCGATGCTGTATACCGAATCGGCTTCCTGCTTTGAGCTGGATTCGGCCTTTGGCGCCAGAACCTTGTTGATCAACATGGACCCGGCCACAAACACAGCAGAAGCGAAGATCGCACCCGCGATGCCGCCTCCGAATGCACCAGCCGCTGCGCCAGCGCCCCAGCCTGCGGCCGTACCGATGCCGAATGTGAAGTAGGTTAGCGCGACCATGGCCACGATATACAGCGCCTGCTTACGCACTACGCCGCGCACCTCGATCAGGGTGCCATCCTTTGGCCGCACACGCTCCATGACCGCTACAGGCACCAGCACGCCATTGATGCGCACTTCCCAAGCATCGCGCGTCCAGTCAGGGACGTTCCGCCGCAGGAAGCTGCCAAGCGTCTCGCCATCCTCAATCTTCGCCGCTAGGTTGGTCTGCCCATCGAGAACGACTGGATGCGGGGTGCACACCAGCCGACTGTGCCCCGGCAGTATCTCCATCACGCCCATGCGTAGATTCCCTCCACCGGTGCGCCAAACTCGGCCAACTGACGAACCTTATGGATCACAGAACACCCATTCTTCTCATTGCTGTGGAGGCAGTGGCCCTCATGAGCCAGCCAGAAATACACTCCGACATGCGCCGGCCGGCCGCCTTCGTACATCACCACCAAATCGCCATCGCGGGGCGTGACTGTGCGAATGCCGTAGGCCTTGGACAGCTCACCCAACGCCACCTGCCCGCGCACGCCACGGGGCCGACCATTGGGAAGCAGCACCTCGCGTCCGAACAGCTCGCGCTGCACAAGCACGACGAGATCGGCGCAGTCACAGCTCTGTGCGTCATAGGGAATGCCAACGAATCGCTCAACATCAGCCAGACGCATCAGAAGATTCCCGGCGTCAGGTGCGGCGTGTAGCGCAGCAGAACCGACTGCTGACGCATGAGAAAGTCCACGCCACACTGCGCGGTCGCCGAGGCAGAATTTACGCTGACGCTGGTCATCGGCAGGTTGAGTGTCTGCACAATCACACTAGGCGCAGCCTTGTCGGCGATCATCAACTTGGCGCTGACCATTTCGTTGGGTTGCAGCGCTTCCAGGTCTTCGGTAATGCTGCGACCAACGTTGTCAATGATCAGCACGGCACGCGGCACCTGCCCAGCAGTGTCGTCAGGCAGCTTGAAACCGAAGCGCACGCCGATATATTCGACACCGTTGCTCGTCCAGTTCTGCGTATCGTTAACCAAGCGCAACACATCCGTGAAACTGTTGGCGCGCACCTCCAGAAACAACAGCACGCCACTCGGCTCGGTTACCCGCTGACGGTTTTCGGCGAAGCTCATCGCAGATACTCCAGCACCACATCTTGTTGCCACGGCCTATCCGCGCCCTCGGCTGGCCGCAACTCTCCGAGCGCACCGCCCTCAAAGCGCGCCTGCACTAGCGCCCCGGTCAATGGATGGGAAAAATCAAACCAATCAATTCGATGAATTTCATCGAAGTACCAATTCTCAAACCTGACCGCATCAGCCGGGTTAGCAAAGTCGAGCGTCATCGCGAGCTTTATCAGTACCTGGCTATTCAGGACTCGCTGCTTTGGGACCCCTCGTTCCATTTCAGTACGCTCAACGGACGGGTCGAACGAGGTGCGCACGCTGTCATACAGCACACCCGCATAGGCAGGAAAACTCGCCATCACACCTGCTCACGCAAGCCGAATCGGCTTTTCATTGCTCCGGCCATTTCGCCGCCCTGCGCAATATTGCGCGCGCCGATTTTCACAATCACTCTCTCCAACTCATCACCATTGGGCATCCGCTGGGTCTGTCGCTCCTGACTTACCTGCTGCCCAGTAAAGTTCTGGATCTCGACGCTGACACCGCTCGCTCTCCGGCCTGAGGGTGCGACTGCATTGCCTACGAGTCCTCCATCGGCATAGCCACGACCACTGCGAATGGTGTTGAGTAACGCAAGAAATGCACCCGGCCCACCGATCGACGCGATATCGCGCTGACTCAGCACGCCCTCGCCTTTGTGCACGACACCGGCCGGTTGAAACTTGCCGCCCGGCCCGGTATAGCCACCGGTGTCCCAGCCCTGCAGCGGAATCGGCTCCCGCTGCACGGCTCCGACTTGGCCGCCGCCGAACACGCCGCCCAGCAGGCTGGTGATTCCCTTGCGCACCGTGATCCGCGCAAAGTCGGCGATGATCGAGTTGGCCATGTCTCGAAAGCTGACCTTGCCGTTACCGGTCGCTTTGACCACCATGTCCTCGAATGAGGTCAGCGCCGAGGTCGTCGCGCTTTCCACTGCACCCGCCGCATTGCTGGCTCCGTCGCGATAGTTCGCCCACGCGGCCGACACGCCCCTGCCCCAATCTGCCTGCGCATCAGACATGCGCACGTAACCGTCGCGAATCACTTGCACGCGGCGCTCGGTTGCCGCGCGCACGGCCTGTTCTTCAGCGGCTGCGGTCTGCTCATCGATCGTGCCCACGCGCTTGAGCAGGGCCAGCTCAGTCAGCCGCTGCGCCTGCTCGCGATACACCTCATTGAGCCGCTGCTGGATCTCGAACTCGCGATCGCCGGAGCCCACACGGGCGACCATGGCGTCCATTTCCTCGCGCAGCGCGCCAGTGCTCGCATCAAGTGCAGCCTTGTAGGACGACAGTGCGTCCTCACGCTGTTTCAGCAACTTGCGCTCGTCGGCTGCCAGCACGTCCAGCTTGGCGGCGCCCTCGGTACGCACCTTCTTCAGCTGCGCCTCCATCTCGCCGACCTGCTTGCCGATGTCGATCGCATCCTTGCCCGTGACATTGCGGCCCTTGAGATAGTCGATCTGCTTCTGCAGGGACTGCGCCTCTGTGTTGGTGCCGCGCTCGGTCAGCTCGCGCAGGCGTTGGTAGTAGGTCTCGGCCGACAGCTCGCGCGCCTGGTATTGGGCCTGCAACACCTTGGTGCTGGTTGCGATCTGCGCCTGCTCGGTGGTCAGCGCATCCTTGAGTGTCTGCAGCCCAGCCGATCGGCCAGAAGTTGCGAGGCTCGCCGCGCCCTTTGCACCGGCTGCAGCTGCGGTGTCACGCATTGCACGCTCGCGCTGCTGTAGCACCTTGGTGTCGGTGATTCCTGCCTGCGCAGCTAGGGTGCGCATGTCCTTAATACGCTCTTCGAGCTGTGCCTGTTTGCTCAGATACTGCACACCCTCTTCTTGGAACTTGGTGCGCGCCTGCTCTTGCTTGCTGTCCACCTCTGAGTAGATGCCAGCCATGATGACCTTGACCGGCTTTTTGTTGGCCGCCTTCTGCAGGTCATCGATCTGCTGCTGGAATTGCTTGACCAGCCTGGTGCGGTTGGCATCACTCAGATCTTGATAGACCCCACTGCCGCGGTTGATGCCGTCAATGTTGGACTGCAGTTGCTTGATCTTCTCCGTTGCGGTGTCAGCCCGGCCAACGCCGAGCATGGTGTCCCACGCGTCAGAGGCCACACCTTTGACCGCGCGCCAAGCGCGTTCCATGTAGCCCAGGTTTTCCTGCACATCGGCCGCCCGATCCTTGAGCGTGTCGGCGTAGATCTTGAACGCCGCCGCGACTGCCTGGACCTGGTTGCCCTGCTCGATCAGCGTCTTGATGTTGGCCAGCTGGGTCTGGTCCAGGAAGTGCATCGTCTCGTTGAGCTCAAGCAACGCAGCGACCGGGTCGGCCTTGATCTTGGCGAACTCGGCGACCGTCTCATTCACTGCCTTGCCCGTGCCGGCGCGCATCGTCTCGGCAGCGATCGCCACTGTCTCCAGCTGCTCGGCAGTGAACTTGCCGGTTGCCGCGACCTGCGTCAGGGCAGCTGCGGCACTGGAGGTTGTCACACCGGCGATGCCATCCATCTGGGCAGCCACTTCGGCGAGGCGTGCGGCTGTCTGCCCATATTGGTTGCCCGTCAGGATCAGCGCCTGTTGGTAGGCGGTGGCCTCATCGCTACCCAGCTTCCATGCCAGCGCCACGGCTGCCACAGCCACCGCAGTGATCGAGAGCGGATTGAACATGCCCACCAAGGCAGTCGACACACCAGACAGTGCAGGCCCCACCCCACCGAAGCTGTCCTTGATCTGGCCACCTTGCTGCACAAGCACCGTGAACCAGGGCATGCCACCTTGAAGGCTAGTAAAGATGTCCGTGAACTGCGCCGGCAACTGGCGCATGGCATTGCTGGTTTGCCCGGCAGAAATACCTAGCTGCTTGATCGGGTCGTTTGCAGGCAAGGGGGTGCCCGCCTGCTTGCGCACGTCGGCCAGCTGCCCGCGCAGCAATGCGAGGCCCTGCTTGATGTCGTTGACGTCCGCACTGATGCGGACGCGCAAGTTTGCAGAAGGTTCGGCCATCTACCTGATCAGGTCGTTGAGGTACTTGGTAAAGGCGGCAGGCTCGGCGCCCATCGCCATGCGCACGGCTTCGGCCGTTGCCGCTTGTTGCTGGCGTTGCTGCGTGCGCTCATCGCGGGCGGCAGCAGCCGCGAACGCCCTGGCTTGCGCCAGGGTGTAGGTCATGACGTCTCGGCGTTGGTGGCCGCGGGCGATGAGGTAGTGGACGATGTCGGCCCACCCGGCGGTGCCTGCGTCGCCACCATCGCGGGGATCGCCTTGCCTGCCGCCTGCATCAGGCTCGGCAGGCGTTGGCCGAAAAAATCCTGGTTGAGCTCCACCACCGCCTCTATCAGCGTGGCCGCATCGGCCAAGCTGCCACCGGCAATCCAGTCTTGCGGCTTGCCGGTGACCAGCGCACCGCCCTTCGCAAACGCTTCCCCATCCTGCTCCAGCACATCCATCAGCAGCGCGGCCACCTCGATCGAGGCGCCAGCATTTGCCAGGCTTGCGGCGATCAGCACTCGGCCGATGATTGGCCGCGTAGCGTTGATAAAGGGACCAATCTGCGCCAACGTCAGTGGCGACAGCACCAGCGGCTCGCCGCGGTAGCTGATGGTCCGCGTCGGCGGGCTCAGCACGTCGAGGTCGTCCATCACTTCTCCGCATCCCAGGTGAAGTACTGCGACACGCCGGCCGGCTTGCTGGTGTCTTTGCTGAGCGTGCCGGTGACCGTGCCAGCGCCGTACTGCTCGCCGATCAACGCCAGCTCGCCGATCACCCCGCCGGACACGCGGTAGGCCTGGGCGCGCACCTTCTTGCCGCTGCGCGCTTCGTTGAAGCCCAGGAACAGCAGCTCGTACTCTTCGTTGGGGTTGACCAGCGCTTGTAGGCGCTCGGCCGCGCCGAAGCTGTAGGTGACCTTGATGTTGGCAGCGCCATCGGCCGGGATGGCGATCTTCGAATCTGCCGGCACGTAGAGCGCGCCGTTCTTGATATCCCAGTCCTTGCCTTTTTCGTACACCGCATCACCGATGACCGGCTTCACCGCGGTGATGTCGGCCGCCAGATTGGCCAGCGGGGTCACACCATCTTTGTATGCCACCACGGCCTCATCGGCTGCATTGCCGGCCACGATGGTCGTGGCGGTACCGCGCAACACGTCGGCGAAGTTCTCCGCGCTGAAATCGTGCATGGTGAAGCTCACCTGCACCTCGGTGATCCGATCGACAGAATTCCGGTTGCCACCGCCGGGCTGCGTGCTGTCGAGCAGGTTGATGCGGTTGGTCTGCGGCGAAAAGCTGAAGGCCGAGCAGTTGCCGACGCCGCGGAATGGCTTGGCCGCGCCGCGCTTACGCAGGTGCAGCTCGCCGCTACCGAGGTAGCTGTAGTCGGGGGAATTGATGGGCATGGGTGCTCCTTGTAGGTGCCGCGTGCGGCGTCAGGTAATGGGGATGTGCGTTTGGTAAGTGAGCAGCGCGCCGATCCAGCTCATGCCCGCCTCGGGCTTGACCGGCTCCATGGACACGTACTGCGGGAACTGAATGCCCGTCGGGTAGCGGAACTGCTGGTCGGCCATGGCCGCTTCGATGTCTGCCACCAGCGCGTCCAGCTGCGCCTGCGCGGTGTCCAGCGGCGCGGGCGCCTTGGCGACGATCACTACCGTGGTCAAACGATGCGTGCGCGTCAGTGCGCTCTCGCTTGCGCGCTGCTGTTTGGCCACCAATACGGTCAGCACCGCATTGGCGTCTTCGTCGACCTGGCCCGGCTCCAGCGTCAAGCTGGCGCCGGCATCGGTCTGGTAGCCGTTCGCTACGCTGATGCGCTGCAGGCAGCTGCCCACCGCAGCGCGCAGGTGTTCGCGCGGGCTAGCCATGGTCGGCCACCCACTGGCTGATGGATTCGTCCTCGCGCACCCGCTCCGCGAGCACCAGCGTCTCGCCATCCAGCAGCACGCGTCCGCGTTTGGCAGGCTGTACCTCGGCACGCTGCAGCGTCACAAGCGTGTAGACAGTGCTCACCGGTGCGAGGTCGCTACCGAAGTCGCGCACATCGCGGTCGATCTGTACCGTGCATGGCACCGCCTCTGTCGTACCGGGCGCTTGATAGCGCGCGCCATCGGCCAAGCCGACGTCGGCAAAGGCAGCAAATGCGGTCGCATCGAATGCCCGCATAAACTCGCGCTGGCTCATGCCTGCACCTTCGCGATCGCGCTGCGGATCGCTTTATCCAGCTCGCGGTGGAAGTAGAACGGCATCAGCTTGTCCCAGGTGCGCTGGGCCAGTCCGAAGATGTCGTAGCGCGGCGTGTAGCTGGCCCGCGAGGTGAACACGAACACGCTGCGCACCGCGCTGCCGAAGCCGGTACCAATGCGCTCATAGATGCCCGGCGCCAACTTGCCGCGCTGACGCTGCAGGGCGAAGTAGCGCCCACCGCGGCGCACGGTGCGCTGCATTACCGCCACAGTGTTGAGACGCGTGCGGCCCAGATATTCCGCGCGGCTGCGATCGTTGCTGCGCTGCTTGGGTTTTTCGGTGTTGGCATTCTGGTAGGCATCGCGCTGCGCGCCCAGCTGCGACAGGATTGCCGTTACCTGGCCGCCGGGCACATTGCCGTATTGGTCGATGCGCGCTCCGCGGCCGGTCACTGCGAACTGCCCCGCTGGCATCAAGCCCTTGGCCTGCAGCAGCACTTCGAAGCCTTTCTTGCGGCGCTGGCCGCCTTCCACTTCCGTGCGCAAATACTTCGCCGGCGGCGTGCCCTTGAAGGCTTCGTCGCGCAAGAAGATCTCGGCAAACAGGCGGGCTTTGGTCGCCTTGCGGTACATCGCCGCATTGATGGTCAGCGGTGCCGGCCGGTCGAACACGCGCGGCGCGGTGCGCTTCCAGACCTCACGAATTTCGTAGGCGGTGGCGTTGCACGCCTGCACGATGGCGAACGGCAGCTGCTCGCGCTCCAGCGTGGTGAACTGGCGGCCCAGCAGGTTGTCGGCGTCCACCGCGATCCGGATCTGGCTCATCGTGCGCCCTCGCCCGCCGGCGTACCCTGCACTTGCTCAATCTCGCCCAGGTTCGCTTCGTAGAACTCCAGACAGCGCTTACGCCCGCGCGAGACGTCCAGCACCTGTTCCAGCGTGCCGTTCTTCACCCATGGGCAGCGCTGCGTTAGTCGCGGCTCGATCTGCACATAGGTACGCACCGGCACTGCAACCACGGCTGGCGCCGGCGTCACGACGATTGGACGTGCCGGGTCTACCCGAGCCGCCTTGTTGCCACACCCAGCCAACGCAGCGGCCGAAATCACAGCGATTAGCAGTGCGCGCATCAGTAGCCTCCCAGGCTGGGGCATGCCGCGGCCAGCGCCTGCAGTGCGGCGATGCACTCGGCCGGGCGTTGGTCGTATTCGTGCTTGAAGGCTTTGGCGCTGCGGTCGGCAGCGGCCTTCGCGGCGTCTGTCTTGTCACGCAGCCCGGCATTGCGCTCCTGCAGCAAACGTAGCTTTTCTGCCTCGGCCTGCAACTTGGCGGCGATGGTGGCCAGCGCGGCGTCCTTGTCGGCGTTGTTGCGTTCCAGCTCCGCGCGCTTGAGCTGCGCTGCTTCCAGCGCCGCGACTTGGTCGCTCTGGCACTGCTTCACCTGGCGGGTGACCACAATCACCTGCTGGCCTTTGCGGTAGGACGTGAGCGAGGCAATCGACAGCAGCGCAGCGAGCACCGCACACACCACCTTGAGGCGACTGCCGGGCTTACGCAGCCAGGTCAGCGCGTCAGCTGCCCAGCCGAATACCAGCGCAACGAGCGCCTTGAGGAAGGCCAGGATATTCATCGCCCGCTCTCCCGCCGGCGCCACGGGTAGATCAGCAGCACCGTCAGGCACACACGCACCAGCAGCACGTACCAAGGCGCCGGTGTGTGCTGCGCCAGGTCGCGCAGAAAGATGCCCAACATGCCAACAGCCAGACCAATGAAGCAGGCGCCACGCAGCGCCCAGGCAGCGCGGTCGCGCGCACGCTCGCCGGCATGAAAGGTGTGCAGCAGCTGCCACGTCGTCGCACAAAACACGGCCAGTGTGCTGACCAGGCTCAGCAGGTAGACGCTCACGCAGCACCTCCGGCGCGCCCGGCCAGCCGGTCGGACCACTTCTGCAGCGCGGCCAAGTAGTGCGGCAGCATCGGCTTGATGATGGAGCCGCTCAGCCCGCTCACTGCAATGCCGATGCGGTGCACTGACGGAAAGTAGTTGGCCAGCGCCACCACGATCCAGCCGGCGGCCAAGGCGAAGCCCAACACAAACAGCCCCAGCAGGCCCACCCGGAGCAGCAGCGTGAGCCACTGCACGCCTGGCCCGCCGCTTGGCGCGGACACCTTGCCCACGTCGATCTCGCTGAGCAGCAGCAAGCCCACCAGCGCGCCCACCACCGCGGCCAGAAACCACGATTGCGGGATGCCGAGAAACAAATGCTCGCTGCCGGTGATCACCTCAGTGACCACCGCACTCCCCGCGCTGGTCGCCACCAGCAGCGCGGCCGACTTGAGCACCACCGTGGCGCCGCCGTCCATCACCGGGCAATCCCCGCCAGCTCAACGCCGTCCCAGATGACCGCATCGCCCCAGAAGTTGCCGCCGTTCTCGTGCTTGGCAATCGCCTTGGCCAGCTGAAATGCTGTTGCCGGCGCTTCCACGCTGATGCGCTGGTCGACTTCTACGCCCAGCGCCTTGGCGACTTCGCGCACATAGGCGCCGGTGTCGTTCTCCACCGGCGGCGCCCAGCGGTTGATGATCCCGCGCACGGTGCGCAGGTCATGCTTGCGCTGGTAGGTCAGCAGCGTTTTGACCAGGGCACGAAAGCCGTCTTCGGGCGTATCGAACACAGCAAAGCGCGCCTCGCGTGCGCGTGCGGCCACGCTACGGTCTTCGCCCTGCCAGGCCACGCCGGTGCGATCGATGTTGCCTGGATTGTTGTTGCGGACGCCGCGCGGCGGGGCCATGTGCTGATCCTTGGGGTCAGGTTGAAGAGAACCACCACCGCACGTGCCACCCGGGCATCTGCGTGCGGTGGCGGGTAAGGCTTAGGCGGCCACCGGCGTGGCGGTGCCCGGCGTCAGGCGTACCAGCACCGTTGCGACACCGTTGCCGGACGCTTCGATGGCATAGCCGATGTTGTTGGTGTCACCGGCACCGCCGGCAGCCGAGATGGCCTGCTTGGTGTCGGTATCCCAGTTGACCGAGGCGCCGCGCGCGAACACGGCGGCCGCCAACTTGGGCAGTGCAAACACGCCTTCGACGTGCGCAGCAATCGTTTCGCCAATTGCGCCGTCGGTGACGGCGACAGCCACCAATTTGCCGTCAGCGATCACACCGCCGCTGGTCACAGCGGTGGTCAAGGTCACGTCCAGCACGCGGCCGTCTTGATATGCGTTTTTCATGGGGAGTACTCCAGATGCGAAGAGACACCGCACCGCACCCGCGGTGCGGCAGGCGGCTTATTGGCCGGGGTTCTTGTAGATGCCGCGGTAGTCGGCGATGGCCGGCGCCGCGTCCATGCGCACCTTCCAGGCCACACCGTCCACGGTGAATCCCTCGTGCTGCTCCAGATACGGCGTCTGGTTGCCGTCCAGATAGCCCACCACCAGCGCATCCACGTAGGCCGAATTGGCAAGGCCGTACCACGCCTTCGGATCTGCCCCATCCAGGCGGCCGTCGCTCTCCACCTCGAAGGTGTTGCGCACGATGTTGGGTGTGGTCTGGTTGTTGGCACCGCCCACGGCAAACTCGGCAGCGCGCACGGTGAGCGCCGCGCCGGAGAGCGCCACCGGCGTCAGCAGCGTTTTCATCGGCACGCGGATGATGTTGTTGTCGGCGTCTTTCTGCAGTGCCATGCGTGCCTGCATCGCGCTGACGCTTTCGGTGGTGATGGTCGCGGCCGGCAGCAGGTTGCCGTGGTCGGCATGGAACAGCGTCTTGCCATCGGCCAGCCGCGGGTTCTTGGTGATCAGCTCGAACACCGCCTTGGCCAGCGTGCGCTTGGCGGCCTGGCCCATCTTGCGCGGCACATCGCTGAAGATGCCCAGATCGTCGTTGATGATGGCCTGGCGGGTGATGGTGAACAGCCGGCCCCAGGTGACGATCTGCATCGACTGCGACTGTTCGCTGAAGGTGCCCTGCTTGTACTCACCGCCCTCGCGTACCGGCAGCAAATCGGAGAACGCGCCCAGGCCTACCAGGTTGGTCGGCTTGAAGTCCGGCACGCTCACCGCGCGGGTGAACTCGCTGAAGCGCTCTTCCACTTCCTGATAGCCCTGCAGCACCGAGCGGCGCGCAGCATCGCCCAGCAGTGCCGGGAAATCCGAGGTGGAATGGGTGAACGCCATACCCACGATCTCGCGCCGGTCCATGCCACGAGGATTGACGCCGGCCTGCACCAGGCACTCGCGCGCCATCTCGGCCAGCGAGTGACCACGGTATGGGTTGTCGCCGGTGGCCTGGGTGAGGCCCACGCGGGCCTCAATTGCGTTGGTCATCGCCGCGCGCACGTTGTCGCGCTGGTCGCCGCCAGCGACAACCCCGGCGCGGCCGTTAAGCGGCTCACTGTTGCGGCCCATCAACGCCAGGATGTGGCGGCCCACATTGTCAGGGGTCACCGCAGGGTCTGCAGCGGCAATGACGCCGTCCACATAGGCGCGGATCTCCGCGTTGCCCATGTGCGGCTCGGCCATCGCCATGATGTCCGCATTGCGGCCGCGCATCGCGACCAGCGCCGCTTGCACGGCGGCCGTGGCGTCCGGCGCAGCAGCGACAACCGGCGCCGGAGCGGTCGCAGGCGGCGTAGCCGTGGCGGTGGAAGCACCCTGCCCGCCACCGGCGTTGGCGAGGATGCGAAGGTAGGTTTGTTGGGTCATAGGATCCTCGATGTGGCCAACGACGGCCGTTTGGGTGACCTCGGGAAGTGAGGCAAAAACGCTGGGGCTGAGCGCAGCGGCGATATGGCCGCGCAGCTGCGCGGCGACCGGCGCCGGCGCTTGGGTGATGGCCTGCAGGTAGCCGGTCAGCGCTACGACAGATGCGGCCTCGGCGCGGGCGGTGGCGGCGGTGTCCGCCACGCGGTCGGCAAAGCCGAACTCCACCGCCTGCACGCCGGTGTACCAATGGTCGGCACCGTCGGTGAGCAGCTCCTCCACCTCGGCACGCTTGCCGGTCTTGGTGGCGTACGCCTCCAACATTGCACCGGCATGTGCATCCAGCGCGGTCGCGTATTGCCGGAAAGAGGACGCATTGCCGGCAGCAACCGTGTGCGGCGCATGCACCATCAGCAGCGAGCTGGCGTACATCACCAGCTCATCGCCGGCCATGGCGATCAGCGAGGCAATTGATGCGGCCTGGCCGTCCACGAACACCACCTTGCGCGCGGCGTGCTGCTTGAGCGCGTTGTAGATGGCCATGCCGTCGGCCACCACGCCGCCACCGCTGTTGATGCGCACGTGGATCGTGCCGGCGGTGATCTGGCCGATCTGTTCGGCCAGCTGCAGCGGAGAGACAGATTCATCCCACAGGCTGTCGCCGATGGTCCCGTAGATCATCACCTCGGCCACGTCGGTGGCACGGGCTTCGATCTTGAGCAGGCACGGGCCGAGCGCCGGGCCGGCATCGGCGAGCACGCGGCCCAACGCCGCGGTCAGTGCATGGGTTCGCATAGTCAGATGTCCCTCAACATGTCGCGCGAAAGATCGGCGCGCAATTGGGCACGCGCTTCCGCAGGTGCCGGCGCTGCCGGCTGCAATTGCTGCTGCTGTTGCTGCCAGTCCTGGCGCTGGCGCAGTACTTCGTCGGGGTTGTTGCCGTACTGCAGCGTGTTCTGCTGCGGGCTCACCCAGCCGCGGTCCTCGGCCTCGCCTTTGGCGTAAGCCTCCTTGAGCGGATCGATCCACGGCATGATCGGGCGCACGTATGTGGACGCCGCCAGATGCCGCAGCGTCCAGCCGCGCGGCATGCGCACCTTGCCGGACAGCACGGCCGCCTCGATAAAGCGCTGGCGTGTCGGGCGCACGAACAAAGCAATGAAGCGCTCGGCCAGCATCAGGTAGCTGCCCCACTTCTCCACAAGCTCCTGGCGCTGCGCCGAATACGTGCCGTTGTAGTCCAGCGACAGGCTGGAGTAGCTCACGCCGATGCCGCCGGCAGCAGCGCGCAGCTGCTCCTTGCGCCAGGTTGCGGCATTCGGGTTCGGGCGGTCGGTGCCTAGGCTCTCGATGGATTCGCCGGGCAGCAGGTCGTCAAAGATGGCGCCGGGCGCCATGCGCAGTTCGCGCACCGGCACGCCCTGCTTCATCAGCGCCACGCCGCCCAATCCTTCGCCCACGGGCTGGTATAGCTCGCCCGAGCCTTTCTTGATCTGGAACGTCATCGAAGCAGCCACCTTGGCCGCGATGCGCTCGGACTCTTCGTAGTCCTTGACGTCTTCAAAGCGCGACATCGCACTGGCGAACACGCTCAAGCCGCGCACCTGATGCAAGCGCTTGAGATTGGCGATGCAGTGCATCACCTCGGCGCTCACACGCTTGGTATCGGTGGTCCAGCCCAGCGGGTCGCCTGGGTGCTGCTTGTACACGTGGTAGGCCACCGGGCGCCCCCACGCGTTGCGCTCCACACCCTGCAAGATGTTGCGGGTTGGGTCGTTGAAGTCCAGCGGCACCAGGTCAGCCTCCAGCATCTCGATGCTGTAAGGCACGCCGCCGCCATGCTCTAGATACGGCACACTGCCGCTGAGGTCCTGATAGAACGCCTCGCCATCGCGTAGCCAGCTGCGTGCCAGCAGTTGCTGGCACGCGCCGTAGTCGTGGGCACGGGTGACTTCGGGCGCGTCCCACCACACGTCCCACAGCTCATCCAGCTGCAGCGCCAGTTCGCGGTTGATCGGCTGGCCTGGCAGACGCGGTGCAGACAGTACGTCGATGCCGGAGCCGACGGTGTTTTGCACCAGCACGTTGAGGGCGTTGTCGGCCAGGTCTAGATCGCGCTCCAAGTGGCGCGCTTGGTCACGTAGCTGGCGGGAGTCCATGCCGGCAATCGCGTTGCCGCTGCCCCAATCGCGGGCCAGCTTGCGGCTGCGCGATGGGCGGGTGACTTCATGGGCACGGGCCACCACACGCAGCTGCTGTTCGCGCACTGCAGTGCGCGCCTCGATAGCGCGCACGTTGCGGTCAGTGGAGATAGCGACACCGAGGCGCTCGCGGGCGATGCGTGCGGAGGCCATCAGGTCCGACCACCAAAATCAGCAGTGGCCCAGCGGGCGCGACGCCCCGGCTGGGCCACTCTATCTACGGCGGCCTGCCACTCCTGGCGACCCTTGCGGATCTCTGCCAGATCCGCGCGGGTGAGCACGCGCTCACCTAGCCGAACGCTCTGCCCCTGCAGCACGGCGATCTCTGCCTGCTGATACGTGGTGAGCATTTCCTGAGCCGTCTTCATGACGAGTCAGGTTATTGAGAGCAGTGTCCCGCATCTATGCGAAAGTTGGCACAGCCTGAAGCGCAAACAGTTGATTTATATGAGCGTCCCTACCCGATTTGTCAATAGTTTGACCAACTTCTGGACTAATCGTCCCTCGGCGAAAGATACTTCCAACAATAACTAGCGAAAGGACGCACCGAATGCTTTCCCCACTCTATGATCTCGATGAACTTGTACTGCAATGTAGAGATGAGCGAGCCAGGAGTTACATACGCGAAGCTGTGGCAAGCTATCGAGCCGGCGCATTTCGCGCGTCAATAGTGGCAACCTGGGTCGCCGTCTGCTATGACATCATGGCGAAGCTTCATGAACTAGCCATTGCCGGCGACGCCGCTGCTGAAAAACAAGTAGTCGAACTCACACGCATTCGGACCAATGGCGACGTTCGCTCGGCGCTCGCATTCGAAAAGAAAATTTTGGAGCATGCCAGGAATCAGTTTGAGCTCATATCGCATCTTGAGGAGCTGGACTTGGCGCGACTATTAGAAGATCGCAATAGGTGCGCTCACCCTTCACTGGTGGCTGAAGGCGAGGCTTACGAACCGCCCGGCGAGCTTGCGCGTTTGCACATCCGCAACTCTGTCGATTCACTTCTCAAGCATCCGCCAGCTCAAGGCAAATACGCTTTGGAGCGACTCCTGTCCGATGTAAGGTCTAATTATTTTCCAACTAGAAGTGCCGATGCTCAGGCCTGGATGGCAAATGGGATCCTTAAGAAACCACGCCGCTCGTTGCTCGACAATTTTGTCATCTCATTGGTTAAACATTTGCTACTTGAGCAGGAATCTGCACAAAGTAGCCAAAGCCACTATTCTGCGTTGAATGCATGCTATGCCCTCCACCCGCAGCCTTGGCGTGACGTCCTAACGTCAAAGCTGTCCCACACCATGCGAAGGATAGAGGACAGAAGCCTCCACCGAGCAGTGTTATTCTTCTTCCGTTGTCCCGAAGCCTGGGACTGCATCGATACAGACGTGTCCCAGCGCATACAGAACTTCATTCAAAATCTCCCTAGTGCATCTTTCGATGTAATATATATCGCTCTAGAGATCCCAGCTCTTGTTAGTACCGCGGAGCGCCGCGCCAGACGGTCTACCCTCGAAGAAATATCCAGCACCCCTTGGTTCACGCTCCCGCGCGTCGTAGCCGACCGGCTCGTTACGCTATACCTTGAATCGCACTCATTCAATGAAGCAAACCAAATAGCCAAACAGCTATCTAGCTACGCATCCGAGTTAAAAAAAGAACATGTGTTGCGACTTATTTCAGGAGCGGCTGCCAATGCGGAAATCACTGGAAGCTTCAGCTTTTCTCCGCTTCTAGCAACTATTAAAGCAAGGGTCCCTGAAGTTACCGACCTCGGAGATTTCGACACGCTGCTACAGCAACATGGCTTGGAAAGATTCGCCGGTGACACGTCCGAATCCTAGTGCTAAACGCTTGGCCCACGCGGCAGCCCCCCTGGGAACAAGCGATGGAGTTGGGAGCGCGAGATGCCGAATTTCTTGGCCACCCTATCTGCAGACTCCCCTGTCTCCAATGCGTGCCTAATCGCGTCTATAGGGTACACCCGGGATATCGCCGGAAAATACGGACGTTCGCCAGCAAGGCAATGCATGACTACCTCTACGAGCGGCTGCGCCATTTTTTCGCTGATGCCTATCTCTTTCAGCATGGCACCTAGGATCCGGTCCCTTAGCGTTTCGGAGCTTTCGTTTTTCTTGGCCATCAGAGCACCCAGCCCTCATTAGCAAAGCCAAGTGATCTCTGTTCTTTTCCAACTGATCTCGAAGGCGCAAGAGGCTCTTGCTTAGTCAAGCTGGCCGAGGATGTTTCACGGGAATCATCGCTTACTGGCAGCGAAACTTCTTTTAAAACATGCTCATCCAAACAATCCCAGTCGACTTTGCTGTAGCGATGCAATCGAACTTCTGAGTGATGGGCCGCTGCGTAGGCATACACCCACGTATCAAGGGGCTCATTCCGCACGACTCGCTTCTCAAAGCGATTCTTCACCGGGTTGTAGACCTCCGACACCAGGCCCGGGAAGAACTCCGGCGGCAACTGGTCACTGAAGTGAACGAGCCGCGCATCCGCCTGACGTTCGGCATCGGCTGAGAGCCGGCTGTAGAGGTAGTGCTTTGCGGCTACACCGCCCACGTGATAAATCGTGATGCCGCGCTTATCGGTGCGTCCGCGCCACGTGACGTCAACCAGCTTTCCCTTCGAAAGGATTGGGGCGTTGTTCGGCACGGCGCCGAAGATGCCCATTGGCCGGTTGATCAGTCGCTGGCGAACGTAGTGCTTGACTGCCTCGGTGCGGTGGCCACCGGCATCTATAGCGGTGGCGAGGGGCCGCAGCTGCGCGCCGTCTTCGCGCTCGATTGGGCGGTTCAGAAGATCCGTCAACGCAACCCACACGGCCTCTTCGGCGGGGTCACCCGATAGCTCGACGTAATCCAGCGTCCACGCAGCCATGCCCCTGCCCCATCCCACGATGTGCACCGCCAAGCGGTTGTCTTGCGTGTCGACGCCTACAGTGATCGCCAGCACGCCGCGCGGCGCATGCCGCAGGCGGTACGGTTCCGCGCGGTCGGCGATGACGTTGTGCTTCACCGCCCGCATCGACGGGTCTTCCCACGTCTCCGCAAGCCGGTCGTTGATGAACGTCTTGAGGGAGGCGGGATCGTTCTGGGCATCGAGCCACTCGCGAGCCAGATCTGCCCAGCGCGGCCCAAGGCCGAATTGGTAGTACAGGCAGTTGATGGTGTAACCGCGCACATCAGAATCAGGGTTGGCGGCCACCCAGCGGCCTGCGGCGATCATGTCAGTCTTGTGGTGCTCTTCGATTGCGGAACCGCACTCGCTGCACCCGTACCAGGCGTGCTTGGCATCGGGTGACCACACCAGGCCGCTCCAGCTCAACGCCTGGTAATGGCCGCAATGCGGGCACGGCACATGGAAACGGCGCTGGTCGCTCTTCTCGTAGAGCTTGGCAATGCGGCTCAGCCCCGCGATCCCCGGGGTGCTGATGTAAAGGCGCTTGTAGGTGGAAGGAAATGCCGAAGTGCGCCCGTCCAGCATCTTGACCGGGTCGTCGCCGGTGATCAGCTGCTGCGGCGCCTCGTCGATCTCATCGACGCCCAGATATTTCACTGTCGTGGACTTCAGTCGCTGCGGGCTGCCCATGTGCTCCACGTAGAGCTGCCCCCCGGCGAAGTCTTTGAAGGTGCGCTGGTTGGCGCTGTCACGGCTGGCGGTACTGCTGAGCGCGCGGCGCACGGCTGGGCACACTTCGATCATGGGATTCAACTTCTGGGCAATCCATTTGTTCATGGAGGCCTCGCCCGGCAGCGCGTACATGATCGGCGCCGGTGCGTAGTCCATCCAGTAGGCGATCGCGTTAGTGGCCAGCTGGCTCTTGCCGAACTGGATCGGGAACATCGCCACCAGCTGGTGCACCGAGCTGCGCGCGGACATGGCGTCCATCGGTTCGCGTAGTGGCGGATTGCGGTCGGTGACCCAGCGCCCCGGCTTGCTGCTGCCCTTGGTCGACAGGCGCATGTGCTCGTCGCACCACTGCGAAACCGTCTGTGGCCGCCTTGGCTGCAACGCTCGGGACAGCACGGCTTTGACGCGGAGGTTAGCGGACGTCATGAGCGATTCCTCCGCTATTCTTAGTTGCGTAAATTCGTCCAGTGGATCCCATATGTGGAACCGAGTCTCTCTCACCAAAGTAACCGCCCGCATTAGGTCCGCGCTTAAATGCAGTTGGCCTGCAGCCCTTGTAGCTGCAGCCTGTGGATCTATCGTCACCATTCTTCTTATCGACCCAGCGCTTTTGTCCGGCGTGCTGTTCAACGACCTTGCTGCCAACTGGGCCAGTGCAGTCGGATCGATTTGCGCAGTAGGGGTCGCACTGCATTTGGCAGGTTCGGCTAAGCGCGATGCAAATGAGGCGGCAAGAATAAGAGCAGAAGTTGCTCTCCGACTGCTCTGGCCAGATCTGCGAAATTACCAAGCTGCCCTGAAGCGACTCAATAGAAGCACCATCACCACAGAATCGTGGTCGAAGGATATCAACACGGTTCACGTGCAACGAATACTTGGCCAGCTTGGAAGTGATTCGGAGCGCGTTTTCAGTCTGTCTCGTGACCTCCAGGGCCCTCAGCTTGCCGCGATGTCGCAAGCAGTGGCGCATATCCGCCATGCGGAGCGGCATGCTACTGAATTGCTCATGCACTGCTCCGACAACTATGTGTCTGTGAGCTCTTGGCAGAGCAAGCAGCAAGCGGCACGCAAGTCGTCTAGCACTGCCCAACAATATCTCCATCAATTGATCGACGAGGCAAAGCTGCTGGTCTAGAGCTGAGGCGCCTTTCACTTGTCTTGCCCAGTGTGGATGTCACCCGCACTTGTAGCGGCACGAAACCCTCGACTCACCTCCTCCAGCGCATGCATCAACTCGTCCCACAGCAGCTGCCGCACCTTGGCCTCGTCGGTTGCAGCGGCCAGCTGCGGCGCCAACGTGTCCGGGATGCGCTCCAGCGCCACCCGCAGCCCGGTGCCCGCCTCGGAGATGGCTTGCTCCACATCGGCACGCGGCAGCAGTTCGCCCAGCTTCTCAGCCAGCTCGATCTGCGCCATCTGCGCATCCGTCTCGGCCTTGTCCGCCAGCGCCTTGGCCTTGCGCTTTGCGTCGCTGGTCTGCGGCTCGTCGGCGTCGTCCTGGTCGTCGCTGCCCTCGCCCGCCAGCGCAGCACCACGCGCCTCGGCGTGCCGTGCAGCCACGCCGGCACGAGCGGGATCGCGCGTCTGCTCGTACAGCGCCAGGGATGCGCTCTTGAGGTAGCCCTTGCCGCCCTCGGCCTGCACCAGCCGGCCATTGCGCTTGAGCTCCACGATGTAAGACGGCCGGCAGCCGATGTAGGCTGCCAGCTCCTTGCCTGTCACCACCACATCGTTGTCCGTCATACCCAGCACTCCACTTCTTCCATTTCTTTCAAGGCCAGCAAGACAGGAAAAAACGCGCGCGCGTGAGCGTGTGCGGCCTGTGCGGGAACGTGTGCGGGACGCATATCACCCGAGACATTTGCGGCAGTAACGATGTGCGGGATGTGCGGGATGTGCGGGCACTCACACACGCGGGAAAGGCATTGCACGCATGCGAGTGACACGGCTGCCCACGCGCCCGCGCCCACGAAGGAAGCAAAAGGCCCGCACATCCCGCACATGCCTACTGCCGCATGCGTTTGCGCCCGCACATCTGCCCGCACACCGTCCCGCACATCCCGCACAGCCACAGGCGCAGTGCTCATGCGCGTCCCTTGTATTCGTTGAACGCGCCGCGGAACCCGACCACTTCGGTGCCCAGCCATGACGATTCGGTCTGGTCATCCGGGCACGCTGCATTGCCCAGCAGCAGGAATCCATGCGGGCCGTGACTGGTCTGCTCGATGAGGTAGCGCTTGCGCGCGCGATCCGGATGCGTGATGCCGCGTTTGCGCACCAGCGCGTTGATGAACTTGGGCGACGGCGCCGGCTTCACGCCCTCGCGGCCGCACCAGACCTTGTAGACCTCGTACCACTCTTTCGACGGCGCCGGCCGCGGCTTCAAGCCAGGGATGTCCTGGCCGTACAACTCGTCCAGGAAGCGCTGTGGGCTGTCCTGCCCCAGGTTGATCAGCTCGGCTTTGGCAGCGGTCATCGGTGGATTGGTGCCATTGGTGAAGTCGCCCAGGTCGACCTGCAGCAAGTGGTGGTGCAGCGCTGCGGTGCCGCCGGCGCGGATCTCTGCCAGCACCTCCTGGTAGAACTCGGCCGGCAGCTTGTCCGGCGTCCAGATCACGGCATGCCGGCGGTCATCTTCCTCGAGCACAACCGGCATCGCCTCGTTCGACAGGAACACTAGGTTGGCGTGGTTGTCTTCTTCGTAGGCCTGGATGTTCTTCGGGTTAATGCGGATGCGGTCGCCGGTGATCAGCGCCTTCAGCTTGTTCTTGAGGTGGTACACCTCGGTGCGCGCCACCACTTCGTCCGCCAGCAAGAACAGCTTGCGGCTGGCCCAGTCGTTGAACTTGTCCTCCAGCGCGGACTGGTCCAGCACGCGGCCGTATTCGCCGAACAGCTTCATGTACTCGTCGAAGAACATGTTCTTGCCGGTGCCTTGCGGCCCGTGAATCACGATCGTCGATTTCATCTTGGCGCCCGGGTGCTGCAGCGGGTAGGCCAGCCACTTGATCACCCAGTCGTAGAGCATGCGCTGGTTGGCTTCGTTGCCGCACATGTGCCACAGCAGCTGCAGCAGCTTGTCGCAGGTGCCCTCCTGCGGCACGGTCGGCCAGCCCGCGAATAGATTGCAGGTGATGCCGGGCTTGCAGCCGGATGGGTCGAAGTCCACCTCTTGCACACGCACGATGGCGCGCTGCGGGCTCTCAAGCCATGCGCGGTGCAGCTCGCGCCGCACGCAGGCATCGCGCATGTCGCCCAGCGCCACAAGCATGTGCTCCTGGTGATCGAACACCGTGCCGCCCTGCCCGTACACCAACGCAAAACGACTCAACAGTGCATCGATGCTGTCGATCGGCTTGAGGAGTGCCTTCCCCGCGCCCCCGGTGCTGGGGATGGAAGCGGCGCGTTTTTCCACCGGTGCCCGCCACGATAGCTCCGTGATGCGGGCCTCCACCTGCGCGCGCACCACGTGCAGGCCTTCGGCCAGGTGCAGATCATTGAAGTCGCTGACCTTGCGACCCTGGCCGATGTAGTTGGCACGGCGCGTGGCCTCATCGGCGAAAACCGGTAATAGCGCAGCACCGCGAACATCCAGTGCCGCGGCGCTGGCGCCGAGCATGCCGGCGTTCTCCGCCCTGTGGTCTTCACCGCAGGTGGGGCACGCCTTCGGGTGATCGGAGAGCACCAGGCGCGACTTGCACACGCGGCACTTCTGCAGCACGTCGTCATCGCCACAGATCAGCACCTTGGTGCTGCGGTAACGCTTCGCCAGCGCGCTGGCCACCGGCATCAGGTTGCCCGCGTCGAACGCCACGGCCACCGGATAGCCGGTAGCCATGTGCAGACTCGCCGCCGTGGCATAGCCCTCTGCCACCAGCAATATCCACTGCGGCGTGCCGCCGATCAGGTGGAAGTGCCCACGCTTGGCCAGGCCGGCAGGCCAGAACTCCTTCACCGGCTTGCGCTGCTGGTCGGCCTGCTTGGCGGTCCGCAGCAGCTGCAACCCGTGGATGGCGCCATTGCCATCGAGCAGCGGCACAACGGCAATTCCCGATCCGCCGTAGCGCAGGCCAAAGCCTTGCACGCCCTTGGCGGCGAGGTAGTCGGATTCGCCGTCGTGCAGGGCCTTGCCCCATGCCCGGGTGGCACGTTCGGCAGCGCGGCGGTTCTCGTCCTGCCGCGCGGCTTCTGCGCGGCGGCGGTCTTCCGCCAGCCGGCGCTTCAATGCCTCACGCTGCTCCGCGGTAAATTCGCTATCGCGCTTGCGCAACTCCACCTTGATGGCGCCGTTGTCGTTGCCGCGCCAGATGCCGTAGGTGCCAACAATCAGCACATCCGTGCCGTTGGTGTGCAGCTCGTGCAGCACGTACCAACCGCGTCGCTCGCGCGAGCCTTCGACTTTGCAGCGGACCATACGGCCGCTCGCATCAAGACCGTCGAGGATCAGACCCGCGTCGCGCAGCTGGCCAAGCACATCATCGTAATTCGCCAGCATTCAGTAACTTCCAGCCGCGCTATCTACCAAGGGAACGGGGTTCGAATTACCCGCATCGGGGGTCGGCCAGGAGGACCCATCGCCCGGAGCTGAACGCCTTGTCCGCTCGTTCAGATTCAGCGCCTCGCCATGCGCGCGCGCCCTTTCCGCCGCTTCCCGGGGAGATGGGGCGCAGGGCAGCGGCAACACGCCTTGCGCGTGCGCGCCTGCGGTATCGGCATGGCGCAACCGCTCGCGCTCGGCCAACGCGTCATCGCCAGCCAAACCAGGTGCATCGCTGTAGAGCAGGCGCAACGCTTCGGCAACGTGTTGCTGCGCGGCGGGGCTCAAGGTGCGGCGGATGTGGGAGGCGCGGTTGGTCTTCATGTCATGCACGCTTACGGCCCTTGGCTGCCGCGCGGCGCACGTTACGCTCCAGGCGGTGGCACATCGTGCGGATCGCCTGCAGCTCATCCACCATCAAGTCGGCTTCCTGCAGCGACAGATGCGCGTCGTCCAGCGCTTCGAGCGCAACACCAGACAGGCGCCCCGCGTGCTTGGCAACGTGCAGCAGCTTGGCTTGCATCGCGGCCACTTCATCCGGCCAGCCGTTCTCCGGTGCGGGCGGTACGAAATCCATGGCCAGATCGAATTGCGCGCCCAGTGATTGAATCCAGCACGTCGCCTGCGCCTGCCCGGCGCTCAGCTCCTGCATCCACTCAGTGAGCATCTCCGCCATCTCCATTGACAGCGATTCGCCCTCCAAGCCCCGCAGCTTCTTGCGCAGCGATTCTGCGGCGATGGCCTTGCCGCGACGCTCTGTCAGGTAGGCGGCGGCTGCACGCACATTCCCCGGCATCTGCGACACCGCGTTGTATAGCGCGTCGCGCCAATAGATATCTGAGCGTTGGCACGTCATCGCGCGACACCCTGAAACTTCGTGCAGTTCATCGTGGTGGCGGCCTGGCCGGCAGACGCACCATGTGCGTCATGTACACCACCACCCCACTCCTGCGGTTCAGTGCCTTGCGGCGCTACGACGTCCAAACGGGCGTCGGTGATGTCGTCGCTGTGTTCTTTTTCACCGAGCAACCCTGCGCAGAACGCAACCAAGCCCGCCAGCGCCAGAGCAGTAGCTGCGCCGGTACGAATGATTCCCGGAATGACTGAGGACATAGGCGACAGGACGCCGCGATCCCAACCCCGCCCTACAAGATCAAGCACTAGTTTGCGGATTGAGTTACGCATAGCTGCACGCTTCTGCAGTCGAAATGACACCCTCAGTCGGCGGCGCTCCGTGAGCGCTGCCCACTCGTCGGAGGTCAGGCACAGGTGGGCGATGTCGCCGTTGTTGTGGATCGGCAGGCCCACCAGCGTGGCAAGCTCTCCCGCGCTCAGCGCGTCATCCAGTTGCGTGATGTGGCGAGACATCAGGCCACCTCCTGTACGTCGGTGGCCGGCCCATTGACTTCCAAATACAAGGCGTGCAGTCGAACAGCCGCCATCCCACCCGGCTCACGAGTGCGGCCCTGTTTGATGTCGCTCACTGCTTGTGGCGACTTCCCGATCAGCCGACCAATCTCCGTCAGAGACTTGCCATGCTCCTCAAGTGCCTTGATTCGATCTGCCCAAGTGATATCCATAGCTCACAATCTATGGCATGCCATAGAACAAGTCAACGGGATGCCATAACGGTTTTCCATAAGAATTTGTCAATGGGAACGACTATCGGCGACCGCATCAGGGAGGCCCGCAAAGCGCGAGGCCTGTCTCGACCAGATCTGGCAAAGCTTTCGGGTATCAAATACCCGACCCTGGCCGGCATCGAGAACAACGACCAAACCGGCACCACACAACTTCCGGAGTTAGCCGAGGCCCTTGGTGTGAACGTTCGATGGCTACAAAGCGGGATGGGACCCCGGGACGCGAGCGAGAAAGCTCAACCTGACGAGCGAGATTGGGCAGACATCACGGGTTACTCCCAGGCAGTCGGCCTTGGTGCTGGCGGCACAGAGGCTGTCGAGTATGCCGAGACTCATAGCCTAAAGTTCAAGAAAACCAGCCTGCGTCGGCGCGGCATCCTCAACCATCCGCTCGCCGTCTACTACGGCCGCGGCGATAGCATGGAGCCGACCATAAATGATGGCGACGCGATCCTCTTTGACACTTCAGATACACGGCCGGTTGACGGATCACTTTACTTAATTCAAGTGCTTGGCGCCGCGAATGCTGAGTATTATGTCAAGCGCGCCGAAATATTGGACGGAATTGTATATTTCAGGAGCGACAACCCAACGGGCGACCACCACTGGAGAAAGCCAAAACGAATGGATTCGAACCGCGAACCAATTGTTGTGATTGGTCGCGTCCATTGGATTGGGGGATGGGCTGATTAGTTAACGTGGCCATGGTCTCTTGCCACGAAATTTGATATGGGACCAAAAGAAAAGGGGACAGCATGAAAATCGCAGTTATGGCAGCTATTGCAATAATTCTGACGGCCTGCGCTGCTCCTGCGGTAAGGCAGGCCCAGCAGAAAGAGCTCATTGAAGGCATTCCCGTATGCACCAACCAAAAGCAATGCGCCGCACAGTGGGCAGCCGCTTCTAATTGGGTTGTTAGAAACTGCGGCATGAAGATACAGACAACTAGTGAATCACTTATACAGACTTTCAATTCGATAGGCTCCTCAACAGACACTAGCTGCTCTGTCATTAGAGAAACCGTTCAAAGCTCGCGGAAAGCAATCCTTATTAATGTGCGCTGCGCAAATATTTTTGGATGCGTACCGGCCGCGCACGAGCAAGCTGTATCGTTTAATCGCTATGTCCGGGAAGCCGGCGAGCCTTTTGAATCAATTGCTTTTGGCATCGATGTAGACCAAGTTGATTCTGCCAATAGCATCACGACATCCCAAGCGCGCGCATTCGGCCTGAAAATAAAGAGCGTTAAGCCTAACTCCCCCGCATCCAACGCTGGAATCCAAGTTGGCGACGTTTTGATGGCGGTAGACGGCGAGCGCATACGCACCACCACTGAGCTAGACGAAGCGCGATCAAGGCTTCGGGGCGGTGATGCCCCTACGCTCAAGGTGCAACGCGACGGTAAAGAAACCGCGCTCCAATTGAAGCTGTAAGGACAAATCCCTCCTTCAGGGAGATGGGCCAGCCGTGCTGGCCATCTTGTCGATGAATTTTTTCCTATGGTATCCCATTGACATTAGTTACGGGATGCCATAGATTATGACCGTCAGCCCACATAGCTGACGGGCGACCGGCGGGTCGTCCCTGCCGGACAGCCCTCCCCTCTGCCCGGTAGCAGGCCCTCCCCTGGCCTGACTGACCCGTCGGCGCCCTCCTTCTTCGGAGAGAGCGCCATGTCCCGGAATGCAGACCTCGAGCTCGACGAGCTCACCGCAGCAACCTCGCTAAGCGGCTCCGCCACTCGCCGCTGCCTCAGCGCCTGTGCTGCCGCAGACCACGCCCACACCAATGCGCTCAAGCGCCGCGGCATGTCAAAGGGTCCCAAACGCTACCCGAAGCGCAGCGATCGCATAGAACTGACGGGCCTGCGAGCCGAAGCAGCCAGCCGCGACTTCGTCCGGGAGCTGCGCGCATGAGCACTGTTTTAGCTTCGTTGACCGCAGAAGATCTGACGGCCGCAATCATCTGGGCCGAGGACGCTATCCGCGAGGACGCGCACACCCTAAAAACGCTGGGCGAATTTGCCTCGGCGAGCTATGCATCGTGCCTGCAAAAGAGGATCGCCAAGCGTAGGGAGCAAGTGGAACGCTTCCGCTCTGCACTGGCAGAGGTTGGTGCCGCATGAGCGACTTTCCCTCTGCCGGCTTCCGGCCGGGCCGTGGTCAAGGCACCTTGCTGCGGCTGTGCGTCAAACGCGATTCGGTGAGCGCTGCGCTGTATGGCACAGACCGCGGCAGAGAGCTTGCGGTGACTGTCTGCCGTCTCAGTGACGTGCGCCGCATGGCCGGCGCACTGCAACTTGGCCAGACCGCGTACACCGCAGGCGATGACGCGCTGCAGGCCATGTGCGAGTGGATGGCGGCGCACGGCGTGCCCGTACGGGTAACGCCATGAGCGACCGTCCATTGGAAGCCTTCTTCCCCACCGGGCATGCCAGCCGAACACTCGCGCTGATGATCTGCAGCGACTGGATCTGGGCTGGCCTGTACGACGGCAAGGTCACGCCATCTCTAGACGGCTGCGCAGTTGCGCCGCGCCTACGCGCACGCGCCACCACCCGCCATCTGTCCATTGGCCGCGACTCCTTCGCACTGGCACCGCGCGTCCTGCTGCGTGCCACACGCTGGTTGCGCCAGCACGGCGTGCAGGTCCAGGAGCAGCGCGCATGAGCCGCCTTTATGAGCGTGCCCTCGCCCTTGGCTGGACATTGGTGGCCATCGCCGCCGCCGTCTGTGTGCCGCTGCGCCTGGCCGAAATCCACGCCGCGCAGCACAACCCAGTTGCCCAGCCGGCAGTGGCCGCAGAGCAAAAGCCTTCCCTACCCCACGTACAGCTGGCGCGAGCAGAGGACTGACATGCGCCAGGAAGCCACGCCCTTGCCGCCTACGGTCCCGACATGCCAGCCGGGCCATCGTCCACAGCTGGTCACCACGCACGGCGCGCCGCATCGCTATCGCATTGGCGGCCCCGCACCGACCACGTTCCACATCGAGTGCTGCCGCTGCGGCCAGGCCACCGCGCCCAGCCCCAGCCGCGCGCTCACCGAAAGCCGTTGGACCGAACCCACCGGCCAGCATCGCATCCCGCTGTCCCACCTAAGCCGATCACGCGAGCAGCTATTCGCCCTGCTGGCGCTTGCGGCCCACGCCGCCTGATTGAGGTCACCATGCATCTACAACCCAAAGCACAAGCCGCGCTCAAGGCGGCATACACCTCACAGGGCCGTACCCTGCGACGAACCCGCGGCGGCTTCGCCGCCATGCCCGCACAAGTACAAACCAGCGGCCCCATACAGATCCAAGCGTTCACCCGCCGCTGCATCAACTGGCTCGACGAAGCCGGCCTGGTGCAGTTTGACGACCCACAGTTCCCCAACGTCATCACCCTTAACCCGCGCGGCATCGCCTACGCCGAACAGCTGCTGCGCGACGAACCCGCTGCGCGTGGCAAGGCAGGTGTGCAATGAGCGCCTTTGCCCTCTCGACCGTCCGTCACAAGGACCGCGAACGTGCCGACTTGGCCGCACACCTCAGGGCCTTCGCCAAGCGCGGCGGCAAGGTGCAGAAGCTGGGTGCTACGCCGGTGCGTAAGAACTTGTCGCGGCGTGAGCTCAATGATGCGCGGATTGCAAAGGCCTCTCATCAGCATGAGTCACTGCTCCTTACAGATAACGACCAGCGCAAGACATGCGAGCAGGGACGCGCTGCAAAGACTGAGCGGAACGCTGGCGCGAAACGGTTACCACGTGTGAATCAACAGCCTCTGAATCGCACGGACCACATCGACCTGGCTGGTAGGGATCACTTGCCGTGAAGGCCCAACGCGAACTTCAAGGCGGAAAGCTCCGCGCTAACCACCGGTGGCAGATCATCGACGAACCTACCGCTGATCGCGGCGTGGGACTCGTAATAAGAGTAGAGCTTGTTAATCAATTCCCCCATCAAGTCGAAGAGTTCGAGACCAAACCGGCATCTAGATGCGGCCATCTTGCCGCGCGAGACAGGCCCCACTGCATTGATCTCAGCAGGCTCGATGCCGGGTGGCCTGTTGTAGAAATTCCAGGTTGCCAGAACGGAAAGAATCGCAAACGCATCGTCATCGGCGAAGCCTTCGAGCTCGCTGGAGAAAGAGGTCAGCATCGAGAGATCGGGAAGCGGCTTATCCATTACAAAGCCATCAAGCTCAGCCGGCGTGGGATTACTCATGCGGGCCGGTGTCCAATTAACAAGCCTGACGGCGAGCTCCCTGCGCGCGTAACCAAGCTCGCGCGCGAACGCATGAGCCAGTCGGGTGGCTCGCTGAAGATCACGACGCGAACTTTCAGCACGCGCGCTTTGCTGCAGCTCGATCGCCGAGGCGCGCTCGACAGCAGCAGCGTCCCTTGCTACCTCGACCTGTCGATCAGCGATGACCAACGCCGCCACCACGGCGAGGAAAGTCGATATCGCGGATGCCCACCCGGCAGCTTTCTCAGACCACATCGTGGGCACAAGCAAGCTCGTGGCGAACAGAGTGCCGACACCGAAGCAAAGCGTGCCCAGAAACACAGGTCGGAGCAGATAAGCCGCCCAACGGCGCCCCCAACTGATGTTCATCGATCCCCCATTTGTTTGTTAGGCGATTCTGCCATGACCGATATGCATCCGAACGACATGCCAGCCCCGCTCGACTGGACGCTCAACCATGCGCGTGAATCGGCCGCTAGCAATGAGCTGATGCGGCTGATGCACATGCCCGCCCCGCAGCAACTGCGCAACGAAGCGCAGCGGGAGGCTCGCGGTGGCTGACGGCTCGCACTCCTTCAACTTCCCAGCTCCGCAGGTCTCTTTCCTGCGACAGGGCGAGATCGTGGTCGACCTGTTCGCTGGCGGCGGCGGCGCGAGCGAGGCGCTCAAGCAGGCGCTGGGCGTCGATCCCGCGCTGGCCTACAACCACGACGAGTGGGCGATCGGCATGCATGCGGCCAACCACCCGCTGACGATCCACCACCGCGAGGACATCTGGCACGCCGACCCACGCAAGGACGTCGCCGGCCGGTCAATCGGTTGGTTCCATGCATCGCCGGACTGCACGCACTTCAGCCAGGCCAAGGGTGGCCAACCGCGCAACCACAAGACCCGCGCGCTCTCATGGGTCGCGCTGAAGTGGATCGGTCAGCTGCTACGTGCCGACTTGCGAGACGGCACGAACACCGCGCCGCGCATTCTGTCGTTGGAAAACGTGTGGCAGATCCTGACCTGGGGTCCGCTGGTGGCCAAGCGCTGCAAGATGACCGGCCGCGTCCTGAAGATGGGCGGCACCGTGGCGGCCCGCGGCGAGCGGGTTCCGGTGGCGAACCAGCAGCTGGTGCCGGACAAGCGCCACAGCGGCCGCACCTGGCGCCAGTTCGTCGCAGCGCTGGAGTCGAAGGGCTACCGCGTGGAATGGCGCAAGCTGACGGCTAGCGACTATGGCGCCGGCACCAGTCACGAACGACTGTTCCTGCTGGCGCGCCGCGACGGCGAGCCGATCGTATGGCCGGCCCCGACACACGGCACCGCGCCCGGCCTGCCGCGCGTGCGCGCAGCCGACTGCTTGGACTTCTCCCTGCCCTGCCCGTCGATCTTCACCCGCAAACGCCCGCTGGCAGATGCCACGTTGCGCCGCATTGCCAAGGGCGTGATGCGTCACGTGCTGCAGTCGGCCGACCCCTTCATCGTGCCGGCCACGCACCATGGCTCCGACTGCGTAAACGACGTGCGGGCGCCGCTGCCGACAATCACCGCAGCCCACCGCGGCGAGCTGATGCTCGTTGCGCCTGAGCTGGCGCCCTTCATCACCGAGCACTCGAATGCCAGCAATCAGCGCACGATGAGTGGTGACGAGCCGCTGCGCACGATCTGCGCCGGGGTTAAGGACGGGCATTTCTCGGCAGTCGCGCCGGTCCTGGCGAAGTTCCGCGGCGAGAGCGACGGGCGCGCGGTGACGCAGCCGGTGCCAACAATTACCGCCGGCGGCGCTCTGGGTCTAATTGCGCCGACGCTGGTGCAGACTGGCTACAGCGAGCGCGAAGGTCAGGCGCCGCGCGCACTGGTCCTGCAGCAGCCTCTCGGCACCATTGTCGCCGGCGGCGTGAAGCATGCGGTGGTTGCCCCGATCATGGTGCAGGCTGGCCATGGTGAGGGGCGCCCCGGCGGCGTGCAGCGCTGGGGTGCTGGTGGCAAAGATGCCCGTACACCTGTCGGCACTGTCACTGCCAGCGGCAGCGGCGGCCAAGCTGTCGCGTGTGCGTTCCTCGAGCAGGCAAACGGTGGCTTTTACGAAGGCGGCGGCCGCGATGCGCGTGAGCCAATGAGTACCATCACCGCGACAGGCAGCCAGCAGCAGCTCGCGACCGCGCACCTGATCACCATGCGCAAGAACCCACACGGACAGGATGCTGCCGACCCGCTGGGCACGGTGTGCGCCGGCGCCGTACACCACGGGATGATCGAGTGCACGCTGAGCGCCGAGCAGCAGGCCGGCGCGCTGAAGGTCGCCGCGTTCCTGGTGAAGTACTACGGCACTGGCATCGGCGTCGACCTGCGCGAGCCGCTGGATACCGCGACAACGCGCGATCGCATGGCGCTAGTAACGGTGGTGATCCAGGGCACGCCCTACGTCATCGTCGACATCGGCCTGCGCATGCTCAAGCCGCACGAGCTGTTCCGCGCGCAGGGCTTCCCCACCGGCTACCGGATCACGCACACCGCTGACGGCCGGGCGATCAGCACCAGCGCCGCCGTGCGCATGTGCGGCAACAGCGTCAGCCCACCGCCACTGGTCGCGCTGGCGCGCGCCAACCTCGACAAGAAGCCGCTGCCACTGCAGGTGGCAGCATGATCACGTCGCCTGCGTTCCGCTACCACGGTGGGAAGTTCAGGCTGTCGCCATGGGTGCAGCGCCACCTGCCGCCGCACCGGACGTATGTCGAGCCTTTCGGTGGCGCGGCCGGCGTGCTGCTGACTAAGCCACGCAGCTATGCGGAGGTTTACAACGACCTCGACGGCGACGTGGTGAACTTCTTCCGCGTGCTGCAGTCACCTGCCGATCGCGATCGTCTGGTCGAACTGTGCCAGCTGACGCCGTACGCCCGCGCTGAGTTCGACATTGCTTGGGATCCGACCGACGACGCTGTCGAGCGTGCACGCCGCCTGCTCATCCGCGCCCAGATGGGTTTCGGATCCGCAGGTGCCACCAAGGGCAAAACCGGCTTCCGGATCGATTCACAGCGTGCCTACGGCACTGCGCAGCATCTGTGGAATCGATTCCCCGCTGGCCTGGCCGAAATAGCGGAGCGCTTCGCCGGCGTGCTGATCGAAAACCGATCCGCGATCGATGTAATGCAGCAACACGATACGCCGCAGACGCTTCATTACGTGGATCCGCCGTACGTCCATAGCACGCGCGTCATGCAAGCAGGCAAAGCCGGCTACTACCGCCACGAGATGACCGAGGCGGATCACAAGCAGCTGCTAGATTGCATTGGCAGCCTTACGGGCATGGTGGTGGTGTCTGGCTACCGCACTGACCTCTACGACTCCGCTCTCGCAGGCTGGCGCCGCGAGGAGACACAGGCGCGGATCAGCGCAGGCCGTGGCTGCAAGCTCCGGACTGAATGCCTGTGGATCAGTCCCGCATGCGCATTAACAGGGCACCAGCATGGCCTGCCGCTGGGAGACGTCGCATGACCCTCACCCTCCTCGGCCGCGGCCTGGACGCCATCCTGCAGCACGACCTCACCGGCATGCCGCGCCAGATCACCAACGCCGCGCGCCTGCACCGCTACGAGCGCGCCCAGCAGCTGCGCCGCGCCACCCAGTCGCCCGAAGCCCGCGAGATCGAACAGCTCCGCGAGCAGTTCGGCCACAACTACCAGACCGCCTGGCGCAACGGCCAGCGCCCAGACCTCACACAGCTACCGCAGCACTTCGCGGCGATCAACAAGGAGCAGCAACATAATGGGCGCCGCTGAGCACTCAACTTTCTGGCTGCTATACGGCCACTACGGCCCGACGATGAGCGTCGAGCAGTTCCGGGCCGAGTTCATGCCCAAGCTGACCATGAAGACGTTGCAGAATTGGATCGCGCGGGGTGACGCACCCAAGCCAATCAATGGCGTTGTAGATGTGCGGGACGTTGCCACTTGGTGGGACGGGCAGCGGAAACAGAAGACCGGGTAGGCCCAGAGGGCCTGGCTCGTTTCGGCCGTTACTTAGCCGCTTTAACCATATCTAACATGGCCTTGACAAGTTCAATTTGCGGAGTCGTTATGCCGGGATTGCGATTACCTTCGTCGTTATCTTGCTTCCCTGAACTAATCATCCGCACTAATGCGAGCGTCAAGGAGAGCGGCACCGCGGCCAGGATTACTAGAACTAGACCTGTCAGCAAGATGACGTGCCAGCCGGCACCGCGAGCGGATGCCAAGATAGCAAGCGAATTGTCATCAACTACGAAAAAAATGGCGATAGGCAACATGACAAGATAAGCCAAGGATGCAACGCCAACGGCATAGAACGCCCAACGACGAAACGAACGATGCGCTTCCTCGCTTAGCTCGTACTGATCTAGATAAACCTCGCGCTTCGCTTTGGGAGGCGCGGGCGAATTCGAGGAGCCTCTACCTTGTGCAGCCCCAGCAGCTTCTCGGGCTGCCGGGGCTATCTCCGGAAACGCTTTATCAGGCTCAGGCGGCGAATCGGTCATTTATGCGACGCTCGCAGCATTTGCTGCTTGCGCCTTCATCTCCCTGATCTTTGCCTGGTAGTGCTCTTTGATCAGCGCATTGTCGATCGGAGCGAAGTACATGTTTCGACCGCCTTGCTGATGCCACGCGATCGACCAAGGTGTCTCCTCCATGTGAGTCATGGCGGAAAGCTGCACACCACTGAATCCAGCATAGCTCTTCCAAACAGACTCCAGAAGGCTGGCTGCATTCGCGTCAACCTTCGTTTCCGACAGCCAGGGGAATGGGCTCGGGGACAATAGCCCCTGGACAGCACCACTACCAAATTGCCTAACACGGTCGTACAAGGACTTAATCACAGGGCCGTACTTCCAAGCTTGCACCTGCTCGTTGATGAGCGGTTGACCCATGTAGCCAAGATGCCAGCCATGTGCGATGTACACCAACTTGATCAGTTGCATCGGCGTAAGCGCCCGTCCCTCTTGCGAGGCCTTTTCAAGGAAGTAATTCGCGATGGTGGAGGGCGAGTAGGCCATGAGATGAGCTCCCGTCCGGAGGCAGTGCAGGATCTGGGAAAAAGGTCGAACGCGAATATCACACAATCCAGTCTCACAAATTGAGAGACAAACATAGTGCGGCTGCGACCACCGCAATACCGTTACTGCACCAGGATTGTACCAATGGGTACGCAAGCTATTGTTTTCAATAGGAATGCGACCAATCCATCATCGGAGCGACGGACAGGCGCAGGGAGGCGGCGTAGCGATCGGCGGAAGCGGTCATCGACGAAGTGGCCGCAGCGAGCAGCCATTAGAATGCGAAGCAGGATCAACAGCTTACACGGGCGTCGATGAATCTGCGGCGGTGCGGAGTGGCAGGCTGGGGCGGCTGCCTTTTGGAGTTAGCTGCGGGATCGCCCACTCGCTGCGCCAGGTGATCGACCCTATCAGTCGGCCGAATGCGAGCATTGCGCGCGATTGTGGATGGTGCTGGTGACGCGCTTCAGCCGCCAGCATCGCGGTTGCGTCCTACTGTCGGAAGAGGCGAACAGCATCGCGTTGACGCTGTTTTCGTTTCACTCACTCGCCAAGCGCGAGTGGTAACGGGAGGCATCGCTGCAGGATGCGCGGTGCCTGTCTGCGTTCGCCTCTGCGGCGAACGCGGTGCATCGTCAATGACACGTGGAGCTTTCCAAGTCCAGCGCCGCAGTCACCGCTGCGCCTGGACGAACCCGGAACTTATGGGTTACGGACACCAACACGCTCTTCGGCGCTCAGCGGCTTGCCGAGGGCGTGGTACGAGGCGACCAGCGTGATCAGGGCAGTGCCCATGACCGTGTAGAAGCTCCACGACTTGGCCAGTACGTGCACCTGGCCGAAGACCAGTGCGACCACGGCAGTAGCGGTGCACAGCACCATGGCCAGCAGAGACATCAAAAAAGGGATGGAAGGATCGAGCTTCATGGTCCGGGGGTTCCAGGGTGCGATGCGATAGCTGCAGCATCGGCGTTCCCGGCGCTTTCTTGAACTGTTTTCTGCGCTTTTTTTCAGGCAATTTCGAGCAGGTCAGCAAGCACTCAGTTTTCTGTCAAAGCCTTGGCGCGCAAGGGGTTGCGTGTCGGAAAACTCCCGACGCAATGGTAGAAAAATCGCCACCCGCGCCAGAGTTACAACGCGGCTGTGGCGGAAAACCGGCGGGGCTGCACGAGGCGATTTGTGGCCTGCCGCAGGTGCGGCCTCTGACGTTGTGTCGGTTGCGGTTCTTCTGGGCGATGCAGTGGGGTGCGTTAGCGAAAGAGAGCGGTAAAGCTCGGAAGTCGTCGCCAGGCTCAGGCAAGAAACGTGCAGGTCACCAGCTTGGCGCCGCGCTTCCAGGCGCTTGCCGGGACTAGGCTGTCCTTGGGCTGTCTTGACGATGGCTGGGGCCGCCGATGTGGAGAGAAGCCGGGGATGCGCTGCCAGGCAATGGCTCAACCTGCAGAAGACCTGGAAGGTGCACCTGGGTCTGCCAACGCTGAGCTAAGTCCGACAAGAGCTCTTGAGCGACAGCCTATGCCGCGCAGCGGGCAGCAGCGGCCATACGGGTCTGGCGCCGGCATGGACCAACGCGAAGCGGAACACCGGGGCGCTTGTAGGCCGATGACCAGCGCACGAAGCACGCGGACCTAGCCAGCAAGCGAGATCGGCACGCTCAGCGCGCCGGAGCGGTGGCGAATTCGCCGCGTTGCAGCTTGGTCACGTCGTTGCCCTGCCCGTCCTTGAGGCTGAGGTCTGCGCCCTTAGCAGCCAGGTCCTTGAGCACGTCGGTACGTTGGAACAGCGCCGCATACATCGCGGCGGTCTGGCCGGCGTTGTTGCGCTGGTCGGGCGCACAGTCGGCCTGCATCAGGCGCTTGGCGATGCCCAGCTCGCCCTTGAAGATGGCGCCCATCAGCGCGGTATTGCCACGCTTGTCCTGCGCACAGGGGTCGGCACCGGCGCTGAGCAGTTGCTCCACTGCCGGGCGCTGGCCGTGGTACGCGGCGAGGATCAAGGCGGTATAGCCCTTCTCGTCGCGGGTATTGAGGTCGTAATGCGAGCGAATGAATTCCGCCAGCATGTCCTGGCGACCTTCGCGCGCAGCGTCGAAGAAATACTCACGCAGTTGCAGTTTGATCTGCTCAGGTGTGGCGGTAGCCGTCGCGTTGACGGCGGGTGTGGATGCCGGCGAAGCAGCATTGGCAACTGCAGACAGGCTGCCAAGCATCAAAAGCAATACGGTGCGCAT